TCCACTAACAGAAGGTACTAACGGTAGATATGATAATGTAGCAGCATTCGATTTTGCAGGTCTATATCCATCAATGATTATTTCACGGAATATATCATGGGAGTCTAAATCTAAAAGTCCTACTGAGTTTGCAGTTAATCTAGCAATACCTAGAGATTTTAGTGAAGTTAGAGAAGAGAAGATGTTGTATTACAATACAGATAAGTTAGGATTATTACCTAAGTCTCTTATTGAACTTAAAGCATTAAGAAACGAATACAAAAAGAATATGAAAGAAGCAACAACCAAAGATGATAAAATTAAATGGAATAATAATCAAATGGCGGTTAAGAGATTGATGGCATCATTTTATGGTATTACAGCCTATCAAGGATTTGGTTGGGCTGATATAGACCTAGCCGCTAGTATTACTGCTAGTGCTAGAGAGGCTATTAGATTAGCCGCATTTAAAGCGAGGGAATTAGAATGAAAGTAGTTTATGGACACACGGATTCAATTTATGTACAATGCGATGATATAGAAAAAGCAAAGAAAGTTTGTAGTGAAATTAATGACCATGTTAGGAAATCTTTTCCTAATTTATTAAGTTTAGATGAACACCCTGTTACTTTAGAGTTTGAAAAATATTACAAATCTTTAGGTGTGGGTGCAACTAAGAATAGAAATGCAGGTTTGATTTCTTGGAAGGATGGAGAATATCTTGAAGAAGACGAGTTCGTTCTTACAGGTTTTTCTGCCAAGAGAGTTGCACAGACTAAATTAGCAAAGGAAACACAATTAAAGGTTTTAAGAATGTGGGTTGATGGTGATAGTGAAGAAACTATTACTAATTACTTACACGATTTATTCAATAAAGTTTTATCGGGTAATATAGAATTATCTATGCTTACTAATAGAACTAGGTATCGTGAAGAGAGATTCAAGGTAAAATGTATGGGAGAATGTAAAAAAATGAAATGGGGAAAGGTTTTCTCATTATCAGAAATCATTGAGAATATTATAGAACACCGAAATAATTTTTCTAGTGATAAATGGAAGTGTTGTAATAATCCTAATCTTAGAACTCTACAAGATAAGAAACCTACTATTGGTTCAGGAATCGAAGGAGTGTTGTATTATAATCAAGTTAATGAATTACCAATAGACGATTCTTATATTTACATTAAAATAAAGGATAATACTATTTCTTACATTCATCCATTGACTCAAGAAGACACTATTCCTTCTTGGGCTTCAGTTAAAAATGAATCAGAGTTAGAAAACTTCACTCCTGATTATTTACATTATGCTTATCAAGTAGTTAGCAAGGCAGAGCCTATCTACAACGCAATGGGGTGGAATGTAGATAATATTACTAAAAGTAGGAATCAAGATTTGGGGGAATGGTTTTGAGATTATCTTGGTCTATGCAAAGAAGAATAGAAAGATGGAAAATTAAATATGCAAAAATAATAGATTGGAGTATATTTATCAAACAAGAAGTAGTAAAAGATTTTAATAAAGTAAAAGGTTTTTTACAGAAAAGAAAAAATAAAAAGGAAGTAAAGATAATGAAAATAGATGAAAATAAAAAGGAAACAGTATTTTTCGATTCAGAGAAATATATAGGAGTAACAGTAGATAAGGGAGAATTAGGTTTGATAAAAAAACCGCCTCAAAATAAAATAACGGAAGTATTACAGACCGTGATAAAACCATCTTGGTCTGAACACGATAGAAATTGTGATTGTGAAGAATGTTTAGATACCTTAATAGAGGAACTAAAGTTTAAATTTGATACGGAGAATGATTTTTAATGAAAATACAAAAAATGGAAGGTTTTGATAGGGACTTTACCTATCAATGGAATGCAAAATGGAAAGAAGAAGATACGAATAAACCAATTTTAAAGATAACGAAATCTTCGTTGGGTCAATTTGATTGGTGTCCTAAGAAATATGAATTTAGTTATATTGAAAGAAAACCTCAAGATACTTCCGAAGCAATGCACAACGGTACATTAGTACACAATGCTTTAGAAGATTTTTACAATGTCTTTGATATAAAGAAAGCAGAAACAATGGATATGAAAGAAGTAACTGAATATATGTTTAGTTTATTTCCTATTGACAATATGTCCGAAATGTATGAAACATTATCTATTAATGAAGCACAGCGATTTATGGTTGCTAAGGAAGACAGTACATTAGAAGAGTTTTTACCTGTAATTAATGAAATTACCTTAGATGCTGAAATAACAATCAATAGAGCAGACTATCCTAAATTACCCTTAAAGAGAGATTATGTTATCCATCTTCAAGGAATAATAGATAGAATGTTTGTAGATAAAAACGGCTACATTCCTATGGAGTTGAAAACGGGACAATGGAAAGAATACAAGAAAACTATGATGAGGAAAGAAATGGCTTATTATAAATTACTATTTGATAATTGTCCTATTGAACAATTAGAAGCAATTGGTATAAATAGAGATAAACAAGTAACACATTGGGGTTGGAGATACCCTGCTTCTAATCACATATATGTAGAAGAACAAAAGAAATCTAGCCACAAAGCAGTTATGCGTAGTATTGTAAAATTACTAAAGGCGTATGAAGATAATTCTTTCCCAACAAAATATAATGCTAGAACTTGCGCCCATTGTAGTTTCTTAGATATTTGTGATGGTGGAGCAGACGAGGGGTGGCTATAATGGCTGAAATTATTATTTGGTCTGCTACTTGGTGTGCGCCATGTAAAGGTCTAAAAAATTGGACTGACGTACATTTTCCTTTTGTAGTTTACAAAGACATTGAAAAAGATGTAGCACCATATGAAATTAAATCTGTACCAACAATGCAAGTAGGTCAAGAGTTTATAACAAATGTCTCAACAATAAAACAATATTTATCTAAAAGGGGGAATCAAATTAATGGAAGTTAAATGGATTTATCATAATGGTATTAGGGTTCTAGCATTAGTAGTTAACAAAGATGACCCTTATGATATTTGTGAAAATTGTGGTAAGAAATATTATTCTCATCCTAGATTAGCAGTCAAAAAAGAAAAAGATTGGTGCGGGGATTGTAATGATGAATATTTTAAAAAACATATGTCTGATGCAGAATTAGGAATGTGGACTATATACCAAATGAAAAGAAACAGGGCAATAGTAGTAGTAAAAGAGTTTGATGAAAATGAGTGAAATAGAAGATATAGTAATTAAAAAAATAGAAGCAAGAGCAGAAATTGGAGAACGTAAATATAATACAACAATGGAAAGAGTTGACTTGACAAGAAAAGCATGGTTAATCCATGCTCAGGAAGAAGCGTTAGACCTAGCAATTTATTTACAGAAGTTGATAATGTTGGAGGAAGAGTAATGAAAAATAGTTGGTCTCTAAAATTAATATTTCTCATTGGTAAAATTTCTACTATAATTAAAAGGTGGAAAAAATAATGAATAAAATAAAAAGAAGAAGCAAATTTAAACCAAAGATTTTGAATGTTAAAATACCAAAGTGGACTCCATTTGTTGAAGTCAAGGAACTAGTAGAACAATACGAAAAAGTTCTAGATAGTGTCATTGAAAAACTAACAGAAGAACAGGTCGCTAATTTCAGGAAAAAAATACCTGAATCTGTATGGAGTAATAGTAGATATTTAGTACAAGTGTATGATGCTTCGTGTCAACTAAATGTACCTATGAAACATCTCTCTATTAAGAATCATCAGAATAATCATTTTGCACATGATTGGAGAGATTTGCAAAGAATAAAAAATGAAATATGTGGTGATGAAAAAGAGGCATTAGAAGTCTATCCCGCAATGTCTAGATTAGTAGACAATAGTAATCAATTTCATCTATGGGTTTTCATGGAAGAAGCCCCATTTAAACTTGGATGGAAGCATGGTGGTGTAAGCCCAACACAAGAAATAGCAAATATCAATACTAAATTATTTGGTATTGGAGAAGTTAAACAAAGAAATATGGAAGAAGGATTCATTAGTAATGAATTATTGATTGAATTAGAAGATAAAAAAATGGAGTTATTTAAATGAAATGGAAAGAATACTTTAGAAGAAAGAAAGAATATAGAGAGAGGAATAAAAAATGAAAGATAAAGTCGAAAAAATATTAAGTTCTAGAGAATGGACTTTTGCAGATTTAACTAATATGAATCAGTTAGTAAAAGATTTCTCAGAAGAGATATACTCTCAGTTAGATGCTAAGGAAAAATTAACACTTGTATGGGAAAAAGAAATATCTGATATACAATCGTTTGGTAGTTTCTTTCAGAATCTAGTAATAGAACAAATACAGTTACAAGTAGCAAGTACATTACAAGAACAGTTACTTACAGCAAATGTAAACTTTAGTAATAATAAAAATAAGGAGGAAAAAAACAATGATGTTTCCGAGGGAAGTTTGGGCGGGAAGCCACTTAAAAAACGCACCGCAGATGAAAAGAAAGATAGTGAAGAATAAGAAAGAGTTTATTGATTGGGTTAATACTTACAATGGAAAAATGAACTGTTATACAACAGTTTATGATTTTGAAATTGTTAATGAAAACACAAAAATAGATTCTTCTGTTGTTCTTGACAGAATGTTTCTTGATTTTGATGCACACGGAGAACCTTTAGAAAATGCACATAGGGATTTTATGAGTGTTGGAAAGAAACTATCATCATCGAATATAATGTTTAATGCTTATTTTAGTGGGAAAGGTTTTCATATAATTGCACATGGAGAACGAGTTAATGATATCCGGTGCATTCAACAGTATTATACCGAGTTGGCTAAAGACCATCCTACTCTTGATAGAACAGGTATTCAAACTAATAGGCTAAGAAGAGTACCAAATACTTTGAATCTAAGTAGTGGTAAAGAAGGTAATCATTATTATTGTTCACCGTTAGATTTTGCCTCATTAGAAGGTGTTTCTATGTATGATATTTTAGTTATGGCTAAACAAAGAAATCCTATGATAACTACGGGTACTGAAAGAATTGTATTTCCAACTGTGAAACCAATTCATCTAGCAGATATTGAAATAGAGATACCGAAACCAATTGGAACATTACCAATAATACCTTGTATGCACAATGCAATTATGGTTGAGAATCCTAGTCATTATGCTAGAGTTTACTTAGTTCAATGGTATAGAGACTTACTTACATTAGGTGAAAGGAAGGTTTCTTTGGAACAACAAAAAGAAGTAACTGAGTTGATTATGACTGAATTGGCAACAATAGCAGGTCATCCTGAAGTATGGTTAGATTGGGACTACAATAAGACTAAGAAATATGTTAGTGGAATTGTATCTAAGGGTTATCATGCAGCAGGTTGTGAAACTCTAATTACGCAAGGATATTGTGTAGGAAAATGTTGGAGATATCACGAATGAAACTAATAATAGATAGCAGAGAAAACTCAGAACTAACAGAGAGAGTAATAGAAAAAGCCCAAAGTCTAAACGTACCATTTGAAAAACAATGGTTAGAAATTGGCGACTATGTTTTTAATGACGTTTGTTTCGAGGCTAAATCTTCCTTTGATTTTATACAATCTATTGTAAATAAAAGATTGTGGAATCAATTAGATAATATGGATAGAGCCTATGTAAATAATTTAGTTATTGTTTACGGTTCATTTGAAGATGGATTCAGAAAACATTTAGAACACATAAAAACTAGCATGAATAAAACAGCACAAAGAGTTATTCTTAGAAAGAAATTCTTTGGTTCAATGGGTAAAATAATATTAGATACCGATTGTAGTATTATTTGGGTTAGAGATGCATTAACAGCAGCAGAATTAATTGCAGTTGTTTGTAAAATGCAACCACACAATAGAGAAGTATATATTCCTAGAATTGTGAAACAAAAGAAAATTAGCACTACTGATTTAAGAGTGGATGTATTATCTACAATTAAAGGAGTAAGTGATAAAAAGGCTAAACTTCTAATAAAGAAGTTTGGTTCTATAATGGAAATTGGTGAGGCAACACCTTCCGAACTTTCTGAAATAGAAGGTATTGGAAATGTATTAGCAAAACGTATTGTTGATACATTAAACTCAGAAGAGAAACTGCAAATATAAGGAGAAAAAAATATGAATAATATTGATAATAATTTTAATGAAGATGAATTACTAGAAGAAGCAATGAGAAATCAGTTTAATGAAACAATAAACACCACTCTGAGATTACCAAAAATAGTTGAAGAATATGCAGATAGTGCAATAGAAGTATCTAGAAACAACAGAGTACCCGCTATATTATCGGCCTATTCTCTATTAGGACAGATTTGTAAAGAAATGGTTTATGTTCCTAAAGGTAGAGGAACAGAAGATGTTAGGGTTCACATTATTTGGTTACAAACAAGTGGT